TTCGGGGACTCTACTTACTCGTGTTTAACGAGACGGGACTACTGAAGGAAGACTACGATGTAATGGCCATCAAGTTTATACGTCAGCTCACGCTGGTGTATAAAAAGGCAACCATTGCATGTAGCGAGGAAGCAGTCCACGACGAAGTCGTGGAGTTCTTCACGGTTGATAGGACTCTTCCAGAACCAGAGTGGTTCTGGAGTGAAGAGTCGGTTTCTAGCCCAGACGTTATAAAGGAGATGTACCATGGGTATGGTAAATCAACTTTGTATCGGTCAAGGCTGGACGCTCTTGATTCGCGTAAGCGAATCAAGCTCTCAAACTTCCTGGCGAGATTGGACTTCGTGTCTAATCTCGTTACCTCCACGCTTGGATCTTACGATCCAGGGATGTGGCGGTTCAGGCACGGTCCAGGTGCTGTTTCAGAGGTCTCCGGTCCGTCCAACAAATACTGTTGGAAGAACTGGTCGGATCGTCTGGAACTCGAGTTCCCAATCGCTGACTGTGGATTCCATAGTTATGCGAGTTGGGCAGACAGATGTCACCGTGATGAGATTTCGGGCTCGCAAGAGCCTTATTCTCGAATGGTGGCTGTTCCGAAGTCATTTTCGAGGCCGCGACTTATCGCCGCGGAACCGAGCGAGCATCAGTGGTGCCAGCAAAACATGTGGCATTACTTCGCTCAGCGATGCAGAAAGACTTGGCTTAGTTCATTTGTTCGTTTTAACGACCAAACACTTTACCAGGAACTTTGTACGCTTGGCTCCAGAACTGGCACGCTGGCTACTGTCGATTTATCGGCAGCTAGTGATCGCGTGTCCTGTCACTTCGTGGGTCAGTTCTTTCGGAGTAATTCGAAAGTCCTGAGCGCCCTCCGAAGTTCTCGAACCCATTATGTCAAACAATTGCTGACACCTCGTGTGCCGGAGTTGTTTGACTTGAGAAAGTTCTCAACAATGGGAAACGCCTGTACCTTTCCGGTCGAAAGTTTGTCCTTTCTAGCAATAGCCATAGCCTCGGTCCTTACGGAACGAGAACTACCGCTAACGTTAAATAGCGTACGAACGATCGTCGGCGAGGTGGCCGTCTTTGGGGATGACATAGTCATTCCCACTGACAGCAGGGAGCC